AACAAAAGGCAGACCTAAGAGCTGCTAAAGCAGCAAAGAAAGCGGCGCCGACTAAGGCGGCGAAACAAGCAGCCAAGACAACAGTCCAGGCTGCCCGCAAAGCTGCAGGCCGTACAACTGGCCAAGTGTTAAAGAAAGGCGCTAAAGTAGTTCTAAAAGTAGCAGCCGCACCAGTGCGAAATTCATTTTTGCTACTGGTTACAATCAATTTTGCAGGGCTGGCAACTAAGCTAGCCGCTGCCTGGCAAAAAGCACCTAGCCGGCTAACTAACTTTTGGGAAAGTGCCGGCGGCCAGATCAATGCACTAAAGAAAGCCTGGGAAAAGGGATCTACTAAAAATCGGATCTTCGGCGACGATCAAATCGGCGTCGCACCGGCAGCACCAGCCGCAGCCGCTGCAACTGCAGCGCCACTACTTGTTAAGGTAGCCGACTTTTTCAATAAAATTGGAATAGATCCGGCCGAGCTGGTACAGGTAGGTAAGGACGCCTTAAATAAAAGAGCGCAAGAGCTGGCAAAAAAAGCACTAGAGCCAAAGGCCGCCAGCGAAGCTACGAACATTGATATTGCCGACCAGGTATTTGAGCCAGCCGAGTTGCAGGCCACTACCGATATGGCACCAGCTACCACGACCGTTACTAAAAAACCTAATTTTTTACCGTTACTGATCGGCGGCGCTGCCGTATTGTATTTTGTAACTAGAAAGAAATAATATGACAGCAAAGCAACGAGCAGCCAGGGCCAAGTTTAAGGCCGTAGTCGCAGAAGCAAAAAAGCTGCGCAAAAAAAATCCGAAGCTAACGCAAGCGCAAGCCGTCAAGCAAGCCTGGGCGATCAGCTATAGTAAGGAACGTAAAGGAGAAAAACTGGGAGCCGCTAAGAAAGCAACGGCAACAAAGGTAAAAGCTAAAAAAAGCAAGCGCACTAGCGAAATGCATACCGATACTAAGAGCCACAATGTAAATATTCGTGTCGTTAGTGGTATTAAGGTAAAAAGCAAAGAACTAAGAAAGCAGTTACAAAAAAAAGGCTATAAACTTACTCATGGCTATACGGTAGCAAAAAGAAAAAGAATTGGCGAAATGCCGACTTTTAGCGATCCCGACGCAGCGAGAGAAATTGAATTGTACGCCGATAATGATAGCCAGTTATATTTTCAAATGCGTAAGCCTATTTTGATCAATTTAGGTAAGAAATATAAAAAGGGTACATACGATATTGATAAGGCAGCAAAATTGTGGCGTTATTACATTGAAGCTGCAATGAAAAAATATAACAAAGAGTTCGGCAGTCGTGGCGACAAGTGGTTTGAATTATTAAATACAAACGATAGAAATTTGTTAGCGCGCGACTATGCAATAAGAACAAAAGAGGAATTTGAACTAGGTAATTTTGTAGATTGATGTATAAAATTTTACCCTATACAGCAGCCCAGGCCCGGCGCCTTAACGTAAAGATCCGGCCGAGCAGCAGAAAGGGTAAAAAAATAGACGTCTTTGATAAAGAGGGATATTACATAACAAGCGTCGGAGCCAGGGGTTATTTAGATTATCCGACGTATAAAAAGTTATTCGGCAAGAAAGTAGCAGATCAGCGCCGAAAACTTTACAAGGCCAGGCACGAGAGGGACAGAAAAGTGAAAGGATCGCCGGGCTACTTTGCTGATCAGCTACTATGGTAAATTAGGACGTAACAAAACAACTATAAACTAGAAAAATGGCAAGACGTAGAAAAAGCACCAAACGCCGCAGTTCACGCCGTCGTATGGGAGCCGTTGGCAAGGCCAACATTCAAGCAGCCCTGGGTATTATTGCCGGAGCTGTAATTGGTAAAAAGGTCGCCGGGTTTATCCCAGTAGGCGACGAGCGTATCAAAAATGCAGCTGTCCTGGGTATCGGATTGGCTTTCCCTATGATCCTAAAAGGTGACCTGGGCAAAGCTATCGGTAACGGTATGATTGCTGCCGGTGGCGCTGGCCTGGTAGGTGGATTGATCCCTGCACTGGGCGCTATGGACGACACTATGACGTTTCCTGTAACAGTAGGCGAGATCCCCGATAACCTTAGTGTTATCGCCGGCGACGATACTGTAATGGCTGGCGACGATCTTTCAGTGCTGGCCGGTATGGAAGACGACGAAACGTACTAAAACCGGATCACCTGTATTCACCTTTATTTAATCTAAAAGCCCGGCCCTGGGCGGTACGAACAGGGCAACAAAAAAAATGGCATCAACAGTAGGCACACGCCTTGCATTTGAAAAAGCGAAACAGGCTATCAATAACGCCGGTTTTTCGCTCGGACAGGCTGTACTTTCACAGTCTTATTTGCGTTTGGAAGTAGCTCTTTCGACTACTATCACAAGCTATCAGTTCCCAGTTCTCACTAACGACGTTAGTAGCTCAAACACTACTAGCTTTAACACCGAACAGCGGTTAAATCTCCAAGATGCATTCTGTGTATCGTCGCTTGGTATTTTCTTCGCAGTACCTAGCAGCTCAACTGCTAGCAACTATCGGCTGTTTACTTATCCCAGCCCGATCACGTTCTCGGCTTCTAATACAGCTACGAGCTTGCTCAACTGGTATAACAGCTCACTTACTTTGACCGTTAATAACCGTCAAATTGTGCCTGCTTACGACTTGTATCGTCACTACTGGGTTCCCCAGCAGCAAGCGCAAACAGCGCCTTATTACGCTGCCAATACTCAGGCGTTTGTAGATCAAAACGACGGTAGCGAAAGTGGTTTCTATCCTGTAGAGCCATCTTGGGTACTGGTAGGATCAAAGCAAAATGTGCTTCAGGTACAGTTACCACAAGCTATGGCCGCAGTTGAAACAAACAGCCGCGCGATCCTTATTCTTCGTGGACACCTGGCTCAAAACGTTACGCCTGTACGTTAATTTTCGTTTCGGTCAATAAACCTAAGAGGGCCGGTTTCGGCCGGCCCTTATTTTCAAAAAAAGTAAAATTTAAGACAATGGCATTTAAGGCCGCTAAATACGAACTAGTAGAGCTACTGGTTCCTGGAGTAGCAACAACTGGACAGACGCAAACACAATGGTCTTTCCCTGACCTACCCAAGCTACGTTATACAGCACTGATGGCACTAGAAACATTTGCCGTTGATACGCTAGCCGTATCACCCAACAATGTCGCTTTGCCGACTGCAGGTATTATACAAAAAAGCTACCTGGTATTATATTCAAACGAGCGCCAGGACTTATTTCGCATTCCTTTAGTATCACTGATCCGTACCCAAGCTACCACAAGCGCAACAGCGCCTTTTGTACGTAGCTTGCCTGAGTTTAGCGGACAAAAGATTACCTGGGATAAAAGCTATATCACTATCGCGTCGGCGCCAGCTAACACGACAAATATTAGCTTTGTTTTTGGCGTTTACTATATCTAATTAACTATGGCTGCAACAGCACAACTACGAAGCGCAAGCGCCGTCCTAAATTGGTATAACGAGCAGCCGCAGGCTGCTTGGAAGATCTTTAGGTTTTCAGTAATGGCTAAAAACATTACTGGCGCTTATGACGGTAAAAGCAAGGACGAGGGCTACGAAAAGCTACAAACCGAGCTTTCGTATATTTCGCCGGACGACTACAACAATTTTGTTTTAGGTCTATACAATGACAAGGACAAAGAGAGAGTATCGCCAGCGATCAATAAAGTTTTTGTGCTAAATGAAGCGCCGTTAGGTATGATCGCAGGATACGGCGTAAGTAACCAGCAGGCCCAAGTTAATAACGAGATACTAAACGAGATCCGGGCGCTACGAGCCGAAAGAATGGCCGAACTAGAAACGGACGACGAAGAAGAAGAAGAAGCCGAGCAGCCAGTAACGCCGTCCAGTATTTTAGCCGGTATGCTTCAACAGCCACAAGTTCAACAAATGTTAATCGCAATGTTAGGTAACCTGGTAAATAGCTTTAGCGCTCCAAAGGTGCAGCACGTTAGCGGAACGCAAGATATTGAGCAAATAGTACAAACTTTATTTAGTAAAGGGGTAACAGCCGACGACTTGGCAAAGCTGGCAGCTATGCCGCAAGCCCAGATATCAATGCTGTTATCTATGCTTCGTAAGTAATGGCAGGCAAAATAAAAATATCAGCTACAGACGTGCTACTGGTAGGCGGTGGCCTACTGGCCTTTACAGCTATTAAACGCCTGTTAATTGCAGGCGGGATCGCGGCAGGGCCAGGCACACAAAGCGCAAGCCAGCAGATCACAGATCCGGGTAGCTACTGGAAGCCGCTTTACTATAAACGTACCGGTGGGATCTTAGTACAAAGGGCAACAGCGGAGCGCTTAGCAAGGCAGATACATAACGCTTTCGGACTTTTCCAGGACGATTTTAACGCTGTTATGGCCGCTTTTAGCCAGCTAAAAACAAAGGCCGCGATATCTTTTGTCGCCGATGTATTTCAGCAACGATACCGGCAAGATCTTTTGACTTTCTTAACCAATGGTGGCGGTATATTGCCCTGGGACGGCTTAAGTGATAGCCAGCTTCGCACATTATTAACATACACAAACAGATTACCAGCACGATGAAAAAAAATATATTGCCCTTACTACTGATCGCCGGCGCAGCTATAGCGTTTATGGCGTTTCGCAGACGGCCCAGGGTAACCGTTGAAGCAGGCCCGACAGAAAGGATCACTGAACAAGAATTTACAGCGCCAGTGGATATGCCGCCAGCTAGACAAACAGCGCTGGATCTTGGTACAAAACTGGTAAGTAGCTTATTTACTAAACAGCCAGGCGCAAAGGCCAGGGCTACAGCTGTAAAAAGAGCTGTAAGGACTAAGACAGCTACCAGGGCGCAGGCAAAGGCTGTAACTAGACAGCTATCAAAGGGTATTCGCGTAGCCGGTTTTGGCGATAATGTACTGGTATAAAAAAAACGACAATGAAAAAAGGAACGATACTTTACCTAGTAGCCGCAGCGGCAGTGTATTATTACTTTATGAAGCGCAGACAGGCTACCGGCAAGACAGCGCCTAGCGCAGAAAGCGCAGCTAGTACAGCTAGACAAATGGTGGCCGATATTGTAGATCAAACGACTTTTTTGCCTGACGAAACCACAATGCGCCAGGAATACGCTAAAGATCAAAAAAACTGTAGATAATGGCTTGCGTAAAATTCATTACAGAAACAAAGATATTTCAGCAAAGTGGCCAGACGGACACAAACGCTAACAGCGTTATATTCGTCAATCAAGGCACTTCAAACGTAACCGTTGACGGTTTTTTGCTGACGCCTAACCAGTCGTGGAATATCACTGGTAATCGCGACGAGATTAACGTCAAGGTCTATAGCTTCAATTTTAGTGGCGCAGGGGTTAATCAGTTGACTGTAATACTTAAACGATACGTTTAATGTTTGTAGATTTTAATATACTTAATCAGCTTGGATCGCCGTCTATCAATAGTAATACGTTTGCTAACAGGCCAGCCGCAGGACAGACAGGCCGGCTCTTTGTTAGTACCGATACTTTTGAGATCTACCGGGATAATGGTACGTCCTGGGATCTAATCGGCGGCCCTGGAGCTGGCACAATAACCGGTACCGGTGCGGCTACTCAGGTGGCCTACTTTACCGGAGCGCAGACAATAGGCAGCAGCTCTAATCTTTTTTGGGATAATACCAATACAAGGCTAGGTATCGGCACGTCAACGCCTGGCGTCCGCTTAGATATTCATGGCACTGGTATAATGCAGCATATTAACTCAACCGGTGCTACTGCAAATGCTTTAATGGCCTTTCAGCGCACTGGTACTAATGTGTGGCGCATAGGCGATCAATATAACGGCGGTAACAATTATTACGAGCTTCATAATACAGCACTCGGCAACAATGCCCTAGAGGTATTAGGTGCTACAAATAAAACGACGTTTTTAGCTACCGAAAATTATACCACTGGACTAGCTACAGGCGACCAGTTTACATACAATTTAACGGTGCCGGGGGGTACTAATTTTTCAAGCCCTAACGCTATACACGCTGTAAATAGTTATTTGAATTTATCACTGGGCGGCAATACAACGACGCCAGCTGGCACTAGACAAGGACTAGAGGGCAACAGCCGGATAAGTTTTACCGGCGCCGGCACGCTTACAATGACACAAGGATCTACGGTAAGAGCCTGGTCGTCTTTAGGTAGCGTTTATTCTTTTAACGGATCAGCTGTAGGCACAATTACACACCTAGCAGGCCTTCGCGTATGTTTCCCGGATAATATCGGATCAGCTGTCAATATCACTAATAATTACGGCGTACTAATTAACGATCAAACGGCCGGGCTGGGTACTGTAAACTATAGTAACCGTTGGGGAGTTTACCAAGAGGGCGCCAGCGATCTAAATTACTTTAACGGTAACTTACTTTTGGGATCTACCACAAACAGCGGACAGCGTTTGCAAGTTACCGGCACTGCTTTATTTACCGGCGCTGTAACTGGCGTGGGTAACAGTTCAACGTACACTGTAACAGCCAGCGGCGCACTAGCAGCAAGTAAAAGAATTACCAGCACACTAGTAGCAGCCGCAAATAACGACGTACTTGTCGGATTAGATGTTAACCCTACTTTTACGAATGGCGCTTTTACTGGAGTTGGCAATATAGGAGCAAGAATAGGCGGCTCAACTGGAGTTAATATAACAAGTTCGGGTATCGGCGTAGGTGGTGTAAATAACTCTGCTTTTGGTTTAGACGTTGTAAAAGCATCGTCACAAGTAAGAATACAATCTACAACAGGAACCAATACGGCTTATGTAGCTCCACAAAATACAGGTGGTGCATTTTACGTAGGTATTGACAGTAGCACTGGAGGTCTATCCGGTACTGCTTATGCCGCTATGTTGCAATATAGTGGTGCATTCCCTATGGTGTTTTTTACTTCAAATTTAGAAAGATTAAGAATTTTTGGTAATGGTAATGTAGGAATAAATACCACTATCGATGGCGGCTTCCGTTTCGATGTGAACGGCACTACAAGATTAAACGGGGTTGTAACTATTGGCACTTCTGGAGTAACTTTACAAAATATTAGTTCTAATACATTATTAGTAACTGCAGCCGCTGGTTTAACGATTAGCAGTGATATTTGGAATACTAATGCGTCTGCAGCAGCTTTTATTAACAATGGTTTTATTACAAAAACATATAGAACATGGACTAACGATAATCAAAATGAAAATCATCACGTATTTGATTTATCGAGAACAATTGTTAGCAATATAGCAGGAACGCGAAAAACGATTGTTAGATCAATAGGAACACAAGCAACAACAGCCGTTTCTACAATACGAATGTTTGACGCTATACCTACTGATAATTCAGTAGCAATAGCAAATACGGTTATTGGTTATTTTGCTGATGTGAGTGGTGGCTCAAATACAAGCGCATTAAGATACGCCGCTATATTTACAGGGGGTACAACTGGTATCGGAACTTCAACGCCAGACGCTTCGGCACAACTGGACGTATCAAGCACTACGCGCGGTTTTTTGCCGCCACGTATGACCGGCGCACAAGCAGAAGCAATCGCCACACCAGCGGCAGGACTTATGGTATATGCAAATAACGGAAACGGCGTTACGATAACCACTACAGGCTGGTGGGGTTACGACGGCGCTACTTGGGTAAAATTAAACTAATATAAAAAATGGGATATTCAATTCAACCCGTATCAATTTGGGTAAGCGGACAACTGGAGCAAGGCAATTACATAGACGCTTGCATTGTTAATGACAATCTTTCGGACTATGCGCAATTTTACTGGCAGATCAGTAAAGTAAGCGGAACAGGGCCGGACGAGCAAAAACAATCGCTGTCGCAAGGCAACGTATCAATAAGCGGACAAGCATACGATGATTGGGGTCAGTCGGCTGATATAAATTTGGCTGCTTATGAGTATATTTGTGAGCAATTAAATTTAACCCTAATACCTTAAAAAAATGGCAAACGTACAGGAACTAAAAGCCCAGGCCTACGACCTACTGGCAAACATTGAATTTTTACAAGCTAAGCTGAGAGAGGTCAATATGACTATAGCCGAAGAAATGAAAAAAGAGCAAGAAAATGGATCTAAACATAGCCACGATAGTAATTAGTAGCGCTTGTAGCTTTGTGGCGTCCTGGGCCGTACTTAACCAGCGCGTAAAGACACTGGAAGAAAAGCAGGCCAAGCACGACGATCATGGCGAGCGCCTAATCCGGCTGGAAACGAAGCTAGATATCTTAATTCAGCAATTCAAGCGATCTAGCTTATGAAAACACAGCTCATACGATTAGCAGACGTGGCCTTTATTGGGCCGTTTATGCTGTATGCAGCGACCAAGCTAAAAGGCCAGGATCGGCAAATAATGGCAGCCCTGGGCCTGGCAACTATAATTTATAACGGAATAAACTTTGTAAAAAATGAAAAAACTATTTAAGAACTGGAAAACGACCTTTTTCGGCTTCGCAACTATTATCGGCGGCCTAGCTGCTATTTTGAAAGGCGACCTAGTTACCGGGATCACTACAATTGGCGCGGGGCTGGGTCTTGCTGCTGCTAAAGATTTTGATAAGACAGGACTATGATCACTGCGGCCGATAATAAGTGGAGCAATTTTATAGCCCACATTCTTAAGTGGGAGGGCAAAT